GAGTGTCTACAGGATCATCAAAAGCTACATGTCTGGTTCTTCCTGTACTTTTAAATTCAGGTTGTCCACTAACTTTAACTTCTTTTTCAGCAACTGAAGAAGCAGCTTCCTGTATAGGAATATCTGGATTTTCTTCTAAAAAATTTATAAGTTCTAATCTTTCAACTTCTCTCGGTTTAATTCCTTTTTGTCCTGCCTTTGAACTCTTTACCCACTCTATAGCACCCTTACCTTTTAAGTTAGGAGGAGCATTTTTAAGTAATCCTTTTAGCGTAGGAGAAAAAAGTTTTGCAGCTCCTTTAGCTACTAAACTACCTACTGCAAATCTTCTCCTCTTTTGCAAAGTAGCAACAACACTTGGTCTTGTTCCTTCACTATAAGATGTTCCAGTATACGGATTAGTTCTTTTTGTAGGATCATCTGCTACATTTAAAACAGGATTATCTTTATCAACTTGTGTAGTATAAGGATCTATCATATCGTCTCCAAACAACATGTCAGAAACTAATCCACCTTCTTGATAGTTTCTCCTATACGATCTTTTATAATCACGTTCATACCTAGATCTTTCAAGAGGTTTTCCGAACATAGATTCTTTTAAAGACTTGTCAAGTTCTCTTGCTCCTTCTGTTATATTATCGTAAGGAGTCAACCCTGTTAAGTTTTCTAAAACATTCTTAGAAGCATATCCGGGAAGGTTTTTAGCAAGAGTTTCAGACAATCCTCTACGATAAAAAACTGATCCTAAAGTGTCATCTAATATAGGACCTCCTAAAGTTAATAATGAAAGAGCAGGGTTTTTACTGTACTCTAAAGAATCACTAAACCTAACACCGTGTTCTAGAGGACCTAACAAACCCACTCGTTGTATTGCTTTTTGTATAGTCTTTTGAGGATCTTTAAAATATTCTTCTCTTGATTCGTCTGATCCTCTAACATAGTTTAATCCTAAAGCAGTTCCTGTCATTAAAAGTGTAGCACTTAAAATTTTAGGAGCATTAGCTGCAGGATTAAGAATAACTTGTCTTGCATAGTTTTTTAAAACTGTATTAGAAAAAGCAGTAGGATAACCTAAAAACTGAAACAATATGTCTACTTTAGGATTAGATTGAATAATAGGTTTAATAGCTTGTTCCCTAGCAGGGTTAAGTATAACTTCATTAACAAATCTTCCTGCTCCTCTTATTAAATTAACTTGATAAAACTTTTCACTATCTGTTAATTCTGAATAAGCTTTACGAGCATCGGCTTGTTTTGCTCCATCATCAACCCATTTAATTCCTTGTTCAACATCTATACCTAAATCAAAAAGTTCTTCTTTATATCTTCTAAGTTTTCCTGTTGCTTTAAATATATCTGTACCTGCTTTAGAAGCTTTGTGAAGTTCTTTTAAGTTAGATCTTATTAAATCTTTACCAATATTAAAACTTGCCAACTGAACCATTTTTGTCCATTGAGTAAGTAAGTTAGCTTTAAAAAATCCTCTTGCTCCTTTTTTAACCCATTCAGTTTGCATGCCTTCGCCTGCTAGGTTTTCAACACGATCAGCTAAAGCTTCTTCTACTGCTAAAAAAACTTTATTCATTTCATTAAATATTTCAGGTTGATCTAAGTTGTGTTTATCTTTTAAAATTCTAGGTATTCTTTTAGTAAAAAGT